CCTAGTTTGGCCTTTAGCGCGCTTATAGACTCAGCGGCGGTAGTTACTGCCCCGCCTGCCCCGCGTGTCTGTAATGGGGCTTGTATAGCCTCTACCTTCTCCATATCTTGCCTTGTAGGTCTACCAGCACCGCCGGGCGTTAGCAAGCCAATAACGCGCCCATAGGCAGAGGTAACGCAATTCTCTACCCAAAAATTAGCATTTACGCCACGGTCTGACCTCACCTCTAACGCATAATCTACCGCGCTTGGTTTTTCGTCCTCGTAGTTTTTATAGGCTTCAGCCCTAATTAAAATATAACCGTTTTTTAGGTCTATGTCCTCTATGTAAGCTATTAAACGCAACCCGGGAAACTCAGCCCGGGCTCTTTTAATTCTTGCGTTTACGTCCTCGTACCCGTCTAAGAAACTCATTTTGTAACCTCTTTAAGCGCCTTAGCTATATTGCGCCCTCTTAGGTAACCGTCCCCGTGGCCCTCACGATATCCCGTCCTATAGGCAGCTAACATAAATAGCCCTACTATCAGCACGGTTAAAGTAATTACTGCTATATCAGCTAACATATTTTACCCTTTGTTAAGGCTGATAAAACTACTACACTAAGTAGCCCTCTCAGCGTGTAGTAAAAGTATGAGCCCTAACACCGACATAAGGCAACGCGACACGCTAGCGCTTTAATCTATCCTCTAATAACATTTCATAAATACGGTCTACTTGGCCCTCTATACGCTCAACGCGGCCTCTAAGGTTATGCCCGCCGTTACCGTCTGGCCTTAGCTCTGATAAATAAAACTTAACTAAATGACGTACCAGCCCAACCCCTACCGCTGCAAGGCTACAAATAGCTAGCGCTACGGCTAGTAGGGTTTGGGCTTGGTTCATTACTTAGAGCCTACGCCAAACTGTTTCTCTGAGGGCTGTAAAGCCTTTATTAAAGGCCCAATAAGACCGGCTAGAAAAGCATTAGCCAATACTTTAGGGTCTGTTATGCCGGATATGTATAGGGCTGCAACGCTTGCTAGCGCGGCGCGTCCATAGCTGTAGGCAGCTGCCTCTAATTGCTTTTTATTCATTTTCTATCCTAAATGCCCCTTAGTTATTTTTGTGCAAGTACCGATACCGTATGACTAACGGAAGCGGTAACGCCATAAAGTGCCTCTAAATCTCCAATAATGATACTTAATTTATCGCCATTATCTAATTTGTAGCCATTTTCTATTGTTACGTTTGGCCCGCCAATATAAATAGCTCCCCCGCCTAAATTATGTAAATAGATATTTTGGTAAGAATTGGCAGCGGCGGCAATAATGCCTCGGGTGTCGGTTACGGTTACCTGTGTACTAATTGGCATTTTCTTTTCCTAACTTTGCAATTAGTTTAGCGGCTTTTTTAGCATTTACCGTTATTTCAAAGTGCATTTCATCTTTTCGATTACGGTAATCACCGCCCCACGTTAAACCATATTTTTTAGCTAGCGCTCTAATCATAGGTACTTTATCAGCCGGGAAAGTGCCTACAGCTGCTAACGGGTGTTTGGTGGCGTTAAGGTCTATAGCTGTACCGCTGCTATGACAGCTTAATTTATCTGTAGTACCGCGTACCATACGGAAAGCGTAGCCCCATTCATCTAAAGCGCCTTCATCTATCGGCTCTATGAGCGCGTGAAACTCAGCGGCAAAACTTACTAGCAAAGGTGCTACAGCCTCAGCGCATCTAAGTTTTCTATTAGTGCCGGGTACTGCGTAACTTTTTATGCCAATTTCTGCCGGGTCTTTGCTGGCAGGCCAACCGTTATAGCTTGTTAGCAAGTTACAAACCTAACGCTGCTAAATCATCTGCCGTTAAACCTAGCGCTGCAAGTTTGGCGTCAGCTGCCGCTTTCTTAGCTGTTTGTGCTGCATCTTGTTTAGCCTTCCAAGCATCATATTGAGCAAAACCTGCCTCAAATTGTGCTTTACTAATTGGCTCACACTCTAAGAACTGTATGTTTTCATATTCATTACCGGAAATGGCCCAACCGCCTTGTGGTAATAGCATTTTCAAAACATCTGTCGCTTCAACCATATTACGCACCTATCTCTAATAAAGTTATGCTGCTTGGCCCATTACTTTGCATTCTTAAAGTTCTGCCGTTTGCCGTGCTGTTAATTTTAACTTGAATCTTGTAAGTTGTTGATGAAGTAGTTGAAGGGCTGTCTAGGTAAGTATAAGAAGCACTTTGATAAAAGTTGTTAAATGATGCGGTGCTGCTTATCTCATAACCGCCAATTTGTCCAGCAGTTCCTATCACAGTTGCGCCTCTTAATAATTGGCCGCTTACTATAATTTCACCGCCTGAGCTTGAATCAGCTCTAAAGTTCATTGTTACGATTGCTAAGACCTTACTTGTTGTAGCAGACGGCGTAATGTTTGCAGTTATATTGCTGTCTGTGTATGTAGTAGAAGTAGTTGATAATAAAGTTGTTATATCTGCACTAACAACCTGTAAGACTTTTCCACCGCCACCAGCAGGCGTAGCCCATTTTACTTTGTAAGGCGACACAGTTGTGTCAGCTGTGAGCACTTGCCCCGTGCTACCTATAGGCAAGTTATCAAATGTTCCGCTACCTGTACCTACTACAATATCGCCGGCAGCTGTAATCTCAGTTGCCATAGAGTTAGTAATAGTTACCGTGCCACGTGTGCCACCTCCGCTAATCCCGACACCCGCGGTAACGCCTTCAATATCCCCGCTAGCAGGTGTAGCAAACTGAAAGAAAATTGCCGCGCTTGCGCTAGTAAAATATAAAATGCCGCCCTGATATTGCGCTAAAACTAAACTGCCAGACGTGTTTACTGTTGCTGTACCAGCTGTAACAGTACAAACACCCGCGCCTATATTTTGTATGCTTACCGTATCGCCCGCGCTAAATAACCCGGTGTTTACGGTTATTGTCGTAGACCCGGCAGCGTTCATAGCTACGCGTGTGCCGGCATCTGCCGCTACTAATACATAGCTAACGGTCTTTGTGCTAGCCGCGCCGCCCGTCATAGCCGTTTGTTGTAGGTCGGTCATTTGAAGAGCGGTTAGCACTTGGCCCGTAGTAAACGTCTGTTTGGCCATTATTCCCCCTTAGTAAGCTAACACGCTGGTGTCTAGCACCCCGTATAGGCTTGAGTCTAGTATAAAACCGTCTATTATTGGCTCTAGTGTGGTAAGTGTCGTTTTCCAGCTATTAGGCGTAATTGCCATAGCTACGCCAAACACCTGCAAAGTCTTAGTTAAGGTAGATGAGCCGGGCTGATTAGTAGTTATTGTAACTGGGTCAAAAAAATCTAAATCTAGGGCGGCAATTATGCCGGCATTATAGTTATCTGTGTATAAATCTAGGGTAATGGCATCACATCTAATAGACGTTTCTGCCCTACTAGCTACATAAGCCCGCGCGTAATCTAGGGCTACGGCGTCTGTTTGCATAAGTAGGTTTTGCTGGTTATAGCTATGGGTAAAGTATTTATCTATGCTTGCTTGGTTTATTGCAAGCTGTGTAGTTCCCCCCGTCCGCGTAATGCTAGCCGCGTTATATACCAACGTATCATCTAGCCGCCATATAGCGTCAAAATAGCCTATATTTGTGCCGTTATCGTTAAACACCGTGGGTGTGCCGGATACGCTGCTAGCCGTTACCGTTCTATCTTGAAATACAAATGAGCCGGTAGCATCTACATAAAGCGCCCCATACTCACTTAGGGTAACCGTCTGCATAGCTGCAAGGCTGGTACGCGGTGTGCCCGGGTCTGTTTGTAGCGTAGTTAGCCCCGCGTCTACATCACGCATAGAGCTAGGCCAGCCTATCTGGTCTAAAATCTGGTTAATGCGTGTGCCGGATAAATCGCCCGCGCTAGCCCCTGTTACCGTAGCTATCTGTGCATTTTGGGCAAGTCTAAACGCATCTACCGCCGTTATTGTGGTATAAACAACGTCTAACGCATTTTTAGGCGTAGTAGTGTTATAGCTAGTAATAAAGCCGCTAAATATAGGGTAAGTAACGCTGTTATAAGTAGCAGATATAGCTACTTTACGCATAGGGTTTAATAACCCAAAGTAAGGGCTATTAGGGTTTTGAGGGTTAAAATCGCCGTTTTGGTCTACTATTCTTAAAGTTAGTGTACCTGTTTGGAATTGGTCAGCCTGTGGGTTACGGCCTCTGTTAGTTTGTATTGTATCTACTACGTCAGAGACATCTACAATTACAGCCGCGCTATCGCTTAATATGTTTGTACCTAATATACCTTCACCTAGAATCATAGCTTGGGCAAAACTAGGGCCAGTACTAAAGTTAATAATAGCGTTTATTACTGGCAGGGTCATAGTCCACCGGTGTAACGCAACGGGTCGCCTCTACGCTCTAAATCTAATATAGCTCTTTGAACAGCTAAACTTATTGTGTCCTCACTACCTACCACACCTGCATTTACGTTTACCGTTATGTTATCTGCCATACGAAAACCGGCAGGGTCAAAGGTAGAGCCCGCGCTTATACCCGGGCGCTCTGCAATTCTTAACTCTCTAAGCCTTGCTTGCTCATCACCTAAAGCATTAAGCGCATTAACAGTAATAGAGTCTTTTAGCGTATCTATATGCTCTTTTAGTAAAAAGTTAATGCCCGTGCCTGTGCTAGTAGTTTTGCGCAAGTTAGTTAAAGTTTCAATTTGTTGCTCTATAACAGTAGGAATAGTAATAGCGCCACCACCACCACCGCCGCCGCCGCCGCCTCCACCACCGCCGCCGCCTCCACCGCCGCCGCCGCCTCCACCGCCGCCGCCGCCTCCACCGCCGCCAAAATTAAAGTTAAACTTTAGCCCTGCCATTTTTAGCAACAACTCTAAGGCTTGATTAAGGTTTTCTATATCTATAAGCTGTTTAGGCATAAACTTATCATAGATTTTTTCTATATCTTTTAACTTAAACTCTTGGCCCTGCAACGCACCTAACACCTGTAAATCCATATTTAGTTTTTTGGCTAGGCGTTGCGCCTCTGCTACTGCTAATTCTTTTTCTTTTTCAGTAGTTGCCGCTTGCGCTGCCGCTATAGCGTCCTCTAATTGAGCCATAGTTTGCTTGATAGATAAACGGGTTAGGTCATTAGCTAGCTGTAATTTTTGTTGGTCTGTAGCATTTACACCTAGTTTATTTATTTCTTCTTGCTTAGCTAGTAGCGCTGCCTGTACTTGTATTCTGTCTAGGTCAAATACATCTTCACCCTTGCCTAAAGCTAGGGCAGCCTTATCTAACTTGGCTTGTAGCTCTTTTTGTTTTGTTTTTAATGTTTCGGCAGCGGTTTGTTTTTTGGCAAGCTCTGCTAATTTTTTAGCACGGTCTACCGCGGCTTTTTCTAGTTTAGCTAGTAATTCTTTTTGTCTTATTGTAAATGCGTCCTCAGTTTTAGGTTTAGGTTTTGGTCTTTCGTACATTTCACCTAAACCTACAGCTCTAAAACCAAACTCTGGAATACGCGCTAAAAAGCCTAAAACCGTACCGCCTAATTTCAATAAGTTAGCAAAACCGGTAGATAATTGCTCTATAACAAATTGTGCATCACTAGCCTCACCGCTGCCGGCAAAACGGCCTAAAGCATCTACTAGGCCGCCGCCTATAATTTCTTGCGCGTTGCCAGTTGCTAAAGTTAAAACGTCCATCTTAAATGCTGTAGTGTCTAAGTAATCCTCAGCTGCACCTAAATTAGCCGTTAAGATTATGCCTACAATTTCTGAAAATGATTTAGTAGCTAGCTCCGCTGAGGTTAAACCTGTCTTATATTTTGATAAACCTTTAGTTTGTCCTACATAGGCTTTAGTTAGGTCATCTGTAACCGTAGCTAAATCTATTCCCGTGCCTCGGCTAATTGTTATAGCTTTGTTTAATAATTCTTGTGATTTAGTTAATGAGCCTGTAGTACTTAAAAGATTTTGAAATGCTGGCCTTAAAACATCATCTGCTATAGCAGAGGTTCTTTCTAGGTCTGCAATAAACTTAGTAATAGACGGGTTAGCAAAACCTATTCCTAGATTTTCTACAGCTCTGTTTAATCTTACTGCCGCTTTTTCGTCTTCTGCAAAGGCTTTAATAAACGTTTTGCTAAACTTTAATGCCGCGCCGGCAGCTAGGCTTACACCTAAAGTTTTACCTAAACTTTTTACTTTTTTTTCTAACTTGTTTACCGCTTTTTCAGACTCTAAAAAGCCTTTGCCCGTAGCTTGGCTAACTATATTTATTAGTAATTCAGTAGCCATTATGCAGCCATTTTTTCTTCAAACTTTACTTTGGCATTTTCTATAGCTTTGATTACAGCTGCATTAGCTACGCCGTTGTCCTCTGCCCACGCTCTATACATAGCGCGGCCTGTTTGTTTACGGCTAGGGCTGCCTACCATACCTTTAGGCCTAGAATTGACTAATCTACCTGTACCGTTCAAATTGTCTATAAATTGTTTACCAGCGTTAGGGTTTAAGCTCTTAGAGTTATCTTTGCCTGTGCCTTGTGTTCTGCCATCTCGGTTTTTGCGCCCGGCGGTTTCATATATTGCACCGCCGGCGTTAGTTTGTTGTACTCTAGCTAAAGATACATAACCCGATTTATTAGGTTTAGACGGCGTAACCCTATAACCTAAACCGCGTTTAGCATCACTACTATTAAAAGTAGGAAACGCCCTATAGTTACTTGTATCTATGCTAGCTGTTTCTTTTACCCACCCGCTTAGTAATTGTGCGTCTGCCGGTATAAAGCCTCTAGCTCTAGCTACCACAGGGCGCAACGCATTAGCCATTTCATCTTGGGTTTCTTTAGCTAAATCTGGCATAAACTTTTTTAGTGCAAGCCTAAGCTCAAGGGCGTTTTCTACCTCTGTTGGCATCTTGCACCGCCTTTGCTCTATCGGTTAAAACTTTTAATATATTCTTAAACATTACATTATCTAAGTCTAATAAATACTGGGGCGCTATGCCGGTTTCTACCGCTATTTGTGCGATTAGATAGCCAAAGCTACCGCGCCCCACTATTCCAAAGGGTCATCATCTAGTACCTCAACTTTAGCTAAGGTTTCTAGAAACTCTGCCCCAAAACTTTTTACTACTTCCCCGCTAGTGCGTAAACACTCCCAAGCAAGCCAGTAAACATCACTCTGTTTTTCATCATCTCTAAAGGCTTTATGAAAACCTTTTTTTGCATACAGCTCAAAGGCGTACTCAATACGGGGCGTAATCTTATGCTCGGTTACGCTTCCGTCTGCCCTTGTGATTTTAAGTTTTGCCATTGTTTGCCCCTTTGTTTGGTTATCAGCTTGTGGTAATTACTATAGGTGAATTACAAGTAAATGTAATACTCTGACTAGATATGTCGCCTACAGCGCCGTTTATATCTTGTGTATTGTTTACCAAAATCGTAGTGCTAAAAAGCGGGTTGGTAGCAGACGTAGCCGCGCTAGTTTGTTTTAGCGTCAAAGGTACAGTAGTACCCCACGCGGCTTGCAAAGTAGCGTTTACGTTGCTTGCTGCCGTATCGTTTAGAAAATCAAGCGTAATAGTGCTTGCCTCTAAACCTTTGACGAACTTGTGAGCTGTATCCAATTTGTTACTACCTTACGGCGGGTAAAACATTTCTGTTTACCTCTGCATCTTTACCATTGATGCAGTTCAGACTATATCTTCACCCTATTTCTAGGGGTTGCGCGTGTAGTCGTTACGGACTCTCTGCCTAAGCAGGTTGCCTCGGTATTAACCGTTTTCTTGGCGGCCTTCACCGATATAGCGCAATTCACGTTAATTGCTTACGCAATAACCGGGCAATATGACTTACCCATAGCTGTTACTTCAAGTTCATCAAATGCGCGGTTAATAGTGGCACTAGTAACGTGGTCTGATAAGGCCACGCTATTTAGCGTAACTACTACGCCATTAGACAAATAAATTGCCATTGGTTATTCCTCTTTCTTTAGTGTCGTTGTTTCTGTGGGTGTTTCTTTTTTTGTTTCTTTAATCTCTACAGGCACGTCTTGGCCTATTTTGATTAAAAACGCTTTTTCTTCATCTGTAAGTGCCATTTTAGCTCCAACTCGTTAGTACGGATATTTGTAAATCACTTGTAAGCAAGTCGCCGCTAGGTAACGTTAAAACGTTAGGTGCAGTTACAGCGGTAACATTAAATACGATAGAGCTAGCAGCCAATTTATTAAACACGGCTACTATTGTGTCCTCTATGCCTTGTAGGTTGCCTTCATTAGAAAACATAGGTACGGTCATAATTATTTTGAAATTAGCTAGCGGCGCTATTGTTGCCTGTGAGTTATTGCTAGGGGTCAAATAAGGGTCTGCCGGGGCTACCACTACGCTGTTAGCTACTATCGTACTTGGCGGGTAGCTAAACGTACTCCAAACAGAGTTATTAGCTAAGGCAGCGGCTATAGTTGAACGTAGCGTAGTTATGGCGGCTGGCATTATCCCACCATAGCGTTAGGCGACAAGTACGGTGCTAACAAACCGCGTATAGATGCCATTAAAGTATTACTCATCTTAAACGGGCTAGGGCTGTAACCGTCTACGCTTACGCCGCCGTTTTGTGTGCTGAAACGGCTAGTCCAGATATTCTCAGCTAGCATAAGTGCAGCTGCATTTATAGCAGGTGTATTAGCGTAAGTAGCCGTTTTTGTATCATCACCGGTCATAGTGCCGCTAGGTACTACACGTCTAAAGTTTTGATTAGCTGCCGTTTTTGCATATTGTATAAAACTATAACCCTCTGGATATTGGTATGCGTTAAGCTGAAAATTAAAAGCTGGCAATAAATTAGTCGTACCTGTGCTAAACGGTACTGTGCCAGTAATCGTATAAGTGCCATTAAAAGTACTGCCAGCCCCGGCTACAGTAACGGATTGACCAGTAGTAAACAGGCCGGGGTTGGCTATCATCACGGTAGCTACATTGTTTACTAATGCAGTTCCCACTACCGGGGCAGAGTCAAACCATAAAAACCCGTTAATTAAATCTTGCGCGGCTTGGCACGTGTCCTCTATCCAAGTGTAAGAGTCGTACAAAGTGCCAACACCTAAAGACGCTTTTAATGTAGCAGCGGTAACATAAGTAGCCGGCATATTTGTACCTTTCTTTGTAGGTCTGGCAGAGCCAAAGGGCTAAGGCCCTGCCAGACTATTAGTTATTTATCAGCTGATATTTAAGCGGCAGATACCGTATGGAATCTTTGCAATAGTTGCCATAAAGCCATAGATAGCTACTTGTACCTGTAAGTTTGATACTACATTTACAGACATGTAAGCCTGTGGGCTTTCATAAACAGTGAATGCCTCTGGCGCAAGAATAAATGCTGAGTTATCAGCAACGCCAGCGGTCATAAATCTATCTACGTAAAGGTCTAGGCCTAATACGTTACCGCGTACAGAGTTATTACTTACCTGTCCAGCTGCGTTAGCAAGTGCTGCCGCGTTTGGCTGGTAAGCGTTGAAAATTGGGCGGCCTGTGCTATCTACTGCACCTAATAGCAGGTTATAAATACCGGTGCTGCCTACAAAGTTTTGCGCAAAATATCCGCTGTTTTTGTAGACGTTAGCGGTACTTTCAGCAGTGTAAGAAATTAAACCTGCCGCTGTAGCTGCTACGCCTGTGCTAGTAAAGCCTGTTGCGTTAATTGCACTAATTACCGCTTGGTCTGTTGCGTTCATATACGCTATTTGGAGCTGATTAGTCAACTCTGCAAAAAACTGTGGATTATCAGTTCTTTCTAGTAGCTCTATGCTGAGCGTATTCATACCGCTGTACTTATTAACAGTACCGGTTAAAAACTCAGTAACCATACCTGTATTTTGTACAGCTCCCGCCTCAGCTTCAACGGTTACTACAGGTGCTACACCATTAAGGCCGCCGTTTGAGTCAACAAGTGCAGGTACGTTAATAGTGTTGCCGTTAGGTGGTAATACGCCTTTTGAGCAGGCATCAATAGCGCTTCTTGGAAAGCGTGTGTTAGTAACAAACTCTGATAGATACTGGGTTGGGTTAAATGCAGGGTTTGTAGTCCAGCTATCATCGGCAGCTGTTACATATAATTTTGATTCTTCATTACCTAGAGCAGCTTTAATTTTATGCTCTGTGTATGCGCCCATACTTGTAATAGGTGTGCGTACTCTTTGTGAGTTTAATGCGCTTGGCTTAATAATTCTGCGTGCGGCTTCTACCGGTGTGGTATCGCCCTCAGAATCATCTTTTTCATAGCTAACGCTCTTTAGCGTTACTGTTGCACCGTCTGGCAAAAATGTTGCCTCTGATGCCATTTCTTCCGGGGCTTTATCCACGGTTTCTCCTGTCGTTTTTGTCGGTTTGTTTTCATCTACTGCGTTTTCTTGTGCAGCAATTTTTAACACGGCAGCGCTTGGAAATGCAGCGCTCTCTACTAGAGATACCTCTTTTAAGGTAGCAGCCGTAACTAGCAGATAATCTTTTTCTTGGCGTGAGTCATCTACTTCAACGCCTACACTCAAGCCGTCCATTAATTGTTCTTGTGCTAGCAAAATTGCATCGCTACCCCTTGAGCTAGCACTAACCTTAAAGCTGGCATATAAGCCGGTCTTATTACTGGTAACGCTTTGCATACGGCCTACGGGCTTAGAATTGTCGTGTTGCATCAATAGCTTAACTTTAGATACCTCTGGCACGGTTATAGAGTTTTCTGCAAACACTACGCGCCCGGCGCTTGTGTTGCCTATTTCTCCGTACGGGGCGATTTTGCCAGCTATCGTCCTACGCTCCCCGTTATCTACTGCCTCTATGCTGCCGCTAAACGTTAATAACATTTGTGGGCCTCTCTGTTAGTCCGGTTGGGCTTAGTTCTTCCATACTTTGCGCTTGCTCTAGGTCAATTAAACCTAGATTAAGCATTTTTTCTATAGCTTCCAAACGCGCCAAAGTATCAGCGCGCAAAAATGTTTCATCAAGTGCAAAACGTACCTGATTACCGCGGCGGGTTACATCGTCCATACTTAAACGGTTTTCTATAGCGCTAATAAACGGCTGTAATGAGTAAGCTACAAACTCTTTGCGCCCGTCTATGATATTTTGATAAGTCATTGAGTTATTCATATCCGCGCTTATGTAATATGCCGGTACGTTCATTAAACGCGCTATCTCTGTAGCTAAATACTGTGATGCCTCGTTATACATCATTTCTTTAGGTGAGTAACCGACAGTTTGATAATCTAACGTGCTAGTTAAATAAGCTGTGCTGCGTGAGTTACGCGCCGCTTTCCAGCTAGCTAACAGCCCTTGAATCTGTGCCTCTGGTAAATCTGCCCCACTATTTTTAATAAAACCTGTAGCCATAGGTGTAGCAGCTGCAACGCTTGCCGCTTTTTGTATGTCTAACGCGGCTTGAATTGTGCGCCCGCCGGTTTCTAATACGCCGGGTAATAAACTCTGGAAAGTTACTAAAGAGCCTACGCCGCTATCTGGTACGCGTACACCATTTATAGAATAGTAATCTACTTCATCACCGTATTTATCTGTAGTTACCGTAACGCGTGTATTAGCTACCCACTCAAAACCGCTAGGTCTGCCGTCATCTTCATACAAACTTGTAACTCTCCAATAAGCCACCCCGTACATAAGTAAACTATCCACGGTGTAACTTATGGTAACGCTGCGTGGTTGTCTTATATCTGGTTGGTCTAGCCAAACAGGTGTTTGTAATTTACGGCCTGTACTTTTTTGTATTAGTTCTAAATCTATACTTGCAATTACTCCACATATTAAGTTACGGCATCTACTTACCGCGGGTACTTGCAGCGCTAAGTTTCTATCTATAAACGGTATGCCGTTTGTATTGTATAAACCGCCAAACGTATAAACACCCGCGCCGTAAGTCTGTTGCATAATAGGCGGCGATAATTGCGCCTCTATGTCTTTTTTACGCAGGCCTAAAGTTTGTAGTAATCCCATAGGGGCATTATTGCCTAAAAGTCAAGTATAGGTAGAGAGTTTATGTTTGGGCGTGTCTAAACATATACTTTAGCCTCTGCTACAGGTTGCGCCAATATGTGAATAACCATAGCAAGGCCAATAGGTATATCTACAGGGCCGGCTGATTTACGCCTAACTATACGCCACGCGTCCGGGGTCTGTTTAGCCGCGCAGTTAGCCATTTGTTGTATTAGCGACTCCTGCCCGCTATGGCGCAGACGATTATTTACCAGAGCATCGTACATATCGCTACACGCGGTATAAAAGCTCTGCCCGGATACATCACGGGTTTGTACACCTGCATTTTGCAGCCTTTGAGCAATACTGGCAGTAGTGTATTTGTCGTAACAGACTAAACGCGGGTAGTACATATCGGCCCATTTTTTTATAGAGGCTGCTATTACTACTTCATCTACTGCTACCTGAGAGCTGTAAGTTTCTAATACAGCTACCCCTATTTTGCCGTTAGGTAATAATTGGCCCATTACTAAGCTGGCATCTCGGCGGCTAGGGCTAACGTCAAAGGCAAAGACAGTAAGAGGCCCGGGGCTCATTTTTAGATTTATATCGCTGCTATCTTCAACAGAGCCAAAGGGCCACGGGCTTTGCAGGCTGTCTATCCATTGACTAAGACTTTCAGTTCTAAATTGCTCTGTAGTCTGTACTGCTAGCGCTTCCTGTAGAGCTTCTTCCGTTATTAGTATGCCTAGCGCCGGGTTAGCAGCTGCCCACGCTTTACGGTCATCTAGGGCGCAAAATGGCGGGGCGCTATATTCATAATAGCCTAAAGACGGCGGCGGGTTACTTTGGCAGCGCGTGCGTAATTCATTAAGAGTTTCAGAAAAACCGTCGCCGGCGTTGCTACAAAATAATGTTTGACTATTGGGCCTTGCTCGGGTTACAGGTAGAGCAGCTGCAAAAGCTTCCGGGTCTATTTCCCGTAATTCATCAATAAATAAGAAATCGGCACTAGCCCCGCGGGCGCTATCTCTAGTCGCTGCTCTTACATCTAGCCTAGCCCCGTTTTTTAAGATTATGGCTTCATTACCATTAGTGTAAAGTATTTTTTTAAGGTCTTTTTTTAGCTCGGGGCTGTCCTCTATAGCATTGGCTACCTCTCTAAAAGTAGTAAGAGCCATAGACCTAGCAGAGCTTATTACTATGTGGTTACGCTCATTAAACAGAAACAAGCCCGCTAAAATACGCATACGCGCTAGATGAGTCTTACCGTTTTGCCTAGACGTAATGGCAAGGTTTGATATACGGATAAAC